CGCATAGAGGGGTGGGTGATGCCCCCGTTTGTCACCACTATACAAGAATCTGATTCTGATGTAAAGTGTGTACTAACTTCCAAGACGCATGGAGATTGTGGCAAATGGTAAGCGAACTGATGGAAGACGTTCCAGAATCGCCCCGCTCGATACAGTCTTCAGCCGTGTTGGTGTCGAGTAACGAAACTGTACGCCAGATACCTGATCAGGTGGGTCTGCAAACCTGTAGGTCGCAACGCTGGTTACCAACAACTTCTTCCCACAACTGGATAAAAGATGAACGTAATGGATAGTTTCAAGAAGACAAGGGGTAGGCCAAAGGGTTCTGGTGCTATGACCTTGAGGAAGTATGCTGATAACCCTCAAGCACTTACCCTCCCTAAGACTGAACAACAACAAGTCAAAGAACTCAAAGACCTGTTAATCAAGAGTGCAGGTGCTAATGTTGTCCACAAGGCAGTTGAGATTGCCATGAATGACGAACACCCTGCTCAAATGGCTGCCATAAAACTCTGTATGGATCGAATGCTTCCCGTTTCCTTGTTTGAGAAAGAAGGAAAACAGAGATCAGCAGTTAACATAACTATTTCTGGCATTGGTGGTGTAGTCATAGGGGATAACCCTATAGATGCTGAAGACATAGAAAGCAAAGATGTCTGACTTAAACTTCAGTCTCCTACCTTGGCAACAAGAAGTCTTTGCTGATAAAACAAGGTTTAAAGTCATTGCTGCTGGACGGCGTTGCGGTAAGTCTCGCCTGTCAGCCATCACCCTGTTGATAGAGGGCTTGCAGTGTACTGCTGGTTCTGCTGTACTGTATGTTGCGCCTACCAATGGTCAGGCACGACAGATTATTTGGGATGTATTGATGGAGTTGGGGCGGGAGGTTATCCAAGCCAGCCACATCAATAACATGGACATCACCCTGATAAACGGAGCAAAAATCTATGTCAGAGGCGCAGATCGTCCAGATACTTTGCGAGGAGTGTCTCTCACCTACGCTGTGCTTGACGAGGTTGCAGACATTAAACCCGAAGCATGGGAACAAGTTATTCGTGCGTCTTTGTCTGATAAAAAGGGCAGAGCTATGTTTATCGGCACTCCCAAAGGTCGTAACTTCTTCTATGACATCTTTAAACTTGGAATGTCAGAAGAAGATTCAGATTGGAAGTCGTGGCACTTCACTACCAAAGACAACCCCCTGATAGACCCTGATGAGATTGAGTCTGCCAAGAAAACCCTAAGTTCCTTTGCTTTCAAGCAGGAATACCTTGCCAGTTTTGACAATGCTGGTTCTGACGTTTTTAAAGAAGAATGGATTAAATATGGAGAAGAACCTGAACATGGTTCGTACTACATTGCTGTCGATCTGGCAGGGTTTGAAGAAGTGGCTAGACAAGCTGCCAATTCCAAGAAAAGGCTAGATCAGACTGCTATTGCTGTTGTCAAAGTAACAGAGGACGGCAAATGGTTTGTCAAAGAGATTGTTTATGGGCGGTGGGACATTAGGGAAACTGCGGCTACGATCCTATTGAAGATGCGGGAATACCGTCCTTTGAGCATTGGAATTGAGCGTGGAGCATTAAAAAACGCAGTTTTGCCGTATTTGAGTGACTTAATGCGTAAAAATAATGTATATTCACACATAGTTGACTTGACGCATGGCAACAGGAAAAAGACTGACAGGATTATCTGGAGTCTCCAAGGACGGTTTGAGCATGGGCGTATTGTGCTGAACTCTGAGGAAGATTGGGATGAATTCAAAGATCAACTCTTGATGTTTCCCGCCCAAGGTGTTCATGATGACTTGCCTGATGCCCTTTCCTACATTGACCAACTGGCTGTAACCTCATACTTCCAAGACGATCAAGAAGATGAGTGGGAGCCTCTAGATATTATTTCGGGGATTTAAATGGCAACAAATAAAGAAGTCAAACTTGAACAAAATGAATTTTATGAGCCTACTGAGGCTGATAAAGAACTGACTGATTTTGTTACTGACCATTGCAATAGATGGCGTGACTACAGAGACACCAACTTTCTCCCTGATTGGCTGGAATACGAGCGTATCTTCCGTGGTCAATGGGCATCTGAAGACAAAACCCGTGAGTCTGAACGCAGTCGAATCGTAACTCCTGCTACTCAGCAAGCAGTCGAGACTCGTCACGCTGAGATCATGGAAGCTATCTTTGGTCAAGGTGACTTCTTTGACATTGAAGATAACATCCAAGATGTAAATGGGAATCCTATTGATGTTGAGATGATTAAGGCTCAACTCGTTGAGGATTTTAAGAAAGACAAAATCAGAAAAGCTATTGACCAGATCGAATTGATGGCTGAAATCTATGGGACAGGCATTGGCGAGATTGTTGTCAAGACTGAAACTGAGTATGTTCCCTCGACTCGACCTATTCCTAATCAGCAGGGTCAGGCTGCTATTGGCGTGATGGAAAAAGACAGAATTTCTGTCAAGATCATGCCTGTCAACCCCAAGAACTTCTTGTTTGACCCTAACGGCACAAGCATTGATGACTGTATGGGCGTGGCTATTGAAAAATACGTTTCAATTCATAAGGTTGTGCAGGGTATTGAGCGTGGAATCTACCGCAAGGTGGACATTGGCACTGCCAGTGAAGACACTGACCTTGAGCCTACCCAAGAAGTAAGCCAGTATCAGGATGAAAAGGTTCTTTTGTTAACCTACTACGGGTTAGTTCCCCGTGAGTACCTTGAAAACATGAAAGAGAACAAGGATATTGTTGAGTTGTTTCCTGAAAACTCAGCGGCAGAAGACTACACCGACATGGTTGAAGCCATTGTCGTGATTGCCAATGATGGAATGCTCTTAAAGGCTGAAGAAAATCCATACATGATGAAAGACAGGCCAGTTCTGTCTTACCAAGACGATACTGTTCCTAATCGTTTGCTTGGTCGTGGTACGGTGGAAAAAGCATTCAATATGCAAAAGGCCATTGATGCTCAGACCCGCAGCCACTTGGATTCACTGGCACTGAGTACCTCTCCCATGATGGCAATGGATGCAACTCGCTTGCCTCGTGGTATGAAGTTTGAGGTAAAGCCCGGAAAAGCTATTCTGGTCAATGGTTCTCCTAGCGAGATTCTCTTTCCATTCAAGTTTGGTGCTACTGACCCGAACAACCTTGCAACTGCCAAAGACTTTGAGCGAATGTTGCTACAAGCGACAGGAACTCTAGACTCCAATGGCATGATTAGTCAAGCTAGTCGTGATGGTGGTGGTATGTCGATGGCGGTTGCTTCCATCATTAAGAAATACAAACGCACATTAGTGAATTTTCAAGAAGATTTCTTGATTCCATTTATCAAGAAGGCTGCTTTCAGGTTCATGCAGTTCGATCCAGAGCGTTATCCCTCTGTTGACATGAACTTCATCCCTACTGCAACCCTTGGCATCATTGCACGAGAGTACGAGCAACAGCAATTCATTGGTTTGTTGCAAACTTTGGGTGCAAATACCCCTGTTTTGCCTATTTTGCTTAAAGGAATTGTTGGAAACAGCAGTTTGTCTAACCGCATGGAGTTGATGGCTAAGTTAGATGAGATGATGCAGCCTGATCCACAAGCACAACAGATGCAGCAAGCTCAAACACAGTTGGCTATGCAAGCGGCACAGGCTCAAATTGCTGTAAACACTACTCAAGCAGAACAAAACAGGGCTGAAGCACAAAAATTGTCGGTTGAAGCGCAGTTAATGCCTCAAGAAGTGCAAGCTAAGATGACTGCAAGCCTGACTAAGAATCTTCCTAATCAGGATGATTTGTCTTCTAAGGAGTTTGACAAGAGGGTTAAGATTGCTGAATTGATGTTGAAAGAGTCTGACATTAAAAACAAGGCAAAGATTGTTGAAATGCAGATGATGGACAAACAAAATCAAAGCCAAAAAGATAATGAGTTTTTAAAGAGCATCATTGGTGAACAATGAACCTAAAAAAAGTCATTCTTTCTGATATTTCAACAGAGGCAAAAGTAACTGCCATTGCTCTTTTGTTGGATAAAGAATTACCTAAGTTAACTGACCAAGTTGATACTGTCAAAAAACTTAAAGGTGAACAGGGAGATCGTGGCTTACAAGGCGACAAAGGAAATGCTGGTCGTGATGGTAAAGATGGTAAAGACGGGCGTGATGGGAAAGACGGCTCAATTGGTAAAAATGGAAAAGATGGTGAAGATGGTGTTTCAGTTGTAAATGCCAAAGTTGATTTTGATGACTCCCTAGTTTTTACATTGTCTGATGGCAAAGTAATCAATGTTGGAGAAGTCAAAGGCGAAAAGGGTGAAAAAGGAGAGCGAGGTGCGGCTGGACTATCGGGTGCTGGCTCAAGCACAGGCTTTTATAATGCTGATGGTGGTTTTTATAATTCAATCTATGGCGGTACAACTGCCCTAGACGGAGGAAGTCCTTAATGGCTATTCAAATTCAGTTAAGACGAGGTACAGCAAGCCAATGGACAGCGGCAAATACTCTCCTTGCTCAAGGAGAAATTGGTTTAGAAACGGACACATCCAAACTTAAACTTGGTGATGGCTCTACGCTATGGAATAGTCTATCTTATTTTAGTGCTGGTAGTGGAGTGACTGCTGTTACCGCAACATCTCCAGTTGCTTCATCAGGCGGTTTAACTCCTGTAATCTCCTTATCAAGCGGTTATGGAGATACGCTAAACCCCTATGCTTCTAAAACTGCAAATTTCGTTTTAGCCGCACCTAATGGTAGTGCTGGAGTGCCGACATTTAGAGCAGTTGTTGCTGCTGATATTCCGACTTTAAATCAAAATACAACTGGTTCAGCCGCAACCCTTACAACTGGCAGAACACTAGCAATTACAGGTGACTTGGCTTATACAAGTCCTAGTTTTGATGGTTCTACAAATGTGACTGCCGCAGGAACGCTTGCTACAGTTAACACAAATGTTGGCTCGTTTACTAATGCAAGTGTTACGGTTAATGCCAAGGGATTGGTTACAGCCGCATCAAGTGGAACTGCCCCAGTTACATCGGTAACTGCGACAAGTCCTGTTGCATCTACAGGGGGTGCAACTCCTGTTATTTCAATGCCAGCCGCTACTACATCTGTGAGCGGTTATTTGACTTCTACCGATTGGAATACTTTTAATGGTAAAGGTTCAGGGACTGTAACGAGTGTAGCGGCAACAGTCCCATCATTCTTATCTGTTTCTGGCTCACCAATTACAGCAAGTGGAACATTGGCAATTACATTGTCAGGTACAGCGTTGCCAATAGCGAATGGTGGCACTGGTGCAACTACATTGGCTGGTGCATCTATTGCCACCTACACGGGTACTGAGACATTAACAAACAAGCGAATTGACCCAAGAGTTACTTCAGCCGCATCAGCATCAACATTAACACCTGATATATCGGCTAGTGATGTTTATGCCTACACAGCGTTGGCGGCAGGACTTACCATCAATGCACCAACAGGGACACCTCTTGATGGGGACAAATTAATATTCAGGTTGTTAGACAACGGCACAAGCAGAGCATTGACTTGGAATGCAACTTACACAGTCATTGGCGTAACCTTGCCAACAGCAACAACAATCAGCAAAACAACGTATGTGGGTTGTATTTACAACGCTAACAATACACGTTGGGATGTAATAGCAGTAACCACACAGGCATAACCATGAAAATTGACTTTTCCTTTTCATCGCAATACGGCACATTTTCAGATGCTTTGCATTTGCCTGACGATCATGCGTTTACAGATGCTGAGATTGAAGCCATGAAACAGCAAAGGTTTGATAACTGGATTGCTGTAATTACTGCGCCTCCGCCAAACTATGTGTTGGATGCCGATGGAAATATAGTTTTTGATGCTGATGGCAACCCTGTGATTGCGGAGTAAAAAATGGCTGACAGATATTGGATTCTTGGCACAGGTACTTGGGATTCAACTAGCACAACTAACTGGTCTGACACTTCTGGTGGGACGGGAGGCTTCTCTGTCCCTACAGCGGCAGATAACGTATTCTTTGATGCAAACTCAAATGTATTAGCTACTGCATTTACAGTCACTATGGCAAACACGCCAAGGGTCTGTAATGACTTTACAGCGTCAGGGCTTGATGGCACTATGACCCTTGCTGGAACGGGTATTGGATTGACAGTATCAGGCAGTCTTACATTTCCAGCGACAAACTTTACTCGCACATATACAGGCACAACCACATTTAATGCTACGACAACTGGTAAAACAGTAACAACAAATGGTGTTGCTTTTGCTGGGTCAGTTACTTTTAATGGTGTTGGTGGGGCATGGACTCTTGGTTCTGCGTTTAGTTGTGGTTCTGCTGGAACTTTAACAATTACAAATGGAACTTTTGATACTTCATCATCAGGAAACTATTCTGTAACTGCTAATTCTATTGTTTCTAACAACTCAAACGTAAGAGCAATTAGTTTAAACGCTTCTACTGTTAATTTATCAGCCAGTGCTGTTGTTACATTTATATCAACTAACCTTACATTTAATG